TCATCTGCTTCAAGAGTTATTCAACCAGCAGTTCCAATAGGTATGTATTCTTACAAAACCAATGATGGTGAAGAAGTCTTAGCTATTGGCACTAGAGCTGGAGTAAATGTTTTTTATAATGGCACTTGGTATGACATTACACCTTCTGGTTTTGTTGGTGATGACGTTATTACTTCAACTGGCTATGGTGCATATCACTATGGCGTAGAAGATTGGGGAGATGCGAGAAGTCAATCAGGCATACAGTTTGATACCAAAAGTTTTTCTTTTGATAACTGGGGAGAACATTTAATTTTTTGTTTTGCAGGTGATGGCAAGATATATCAATGGCGACCTGATGCTGGTAGTGGTAGTCCAGATACCATAGCTACCGCAGTAACTAACGCACCAACTGGCTGTCAAGCAGTTATCGTTACTAATGAAAGACATTTAGTAGCAATCGGTTCTGGTGGTGATCCTCGTAAGATAGCTTGGTCTGATAGAGAAGATAATACAAATTGGACATCTTCTGCTAGGAATACTGCTGGTGATTTACAAATACCTACTGGTGGTCAAGCTAATTACGCAGTCAAGTATGGTAACGATATTATTATTTTTACCGATGTTGGTATAAACAAGATGTACTACGTTGGTAGTCCTTTTGTTTATGGCATACAAGATGCTGGTGTAAATTGTAAGGCAATCAGTCCAAGATCAATTATATCTTCTGGTAACTTTTTATCCTGGATAAGTGAAAACTCTTTCTTTACTTACGATGGCAGAGTTAGAGAACTTAAATCAGATGTCCATGATTTTATCTTTGACAACTTACAACAAAGAACGCAACAAGCTACCTTTGGCGCACATAACATTGATTACAATGAGATTTGGTGGTTTTTCCCTGTTGGTGATACAGACCAACTATCGCCAAATAAATATATTATTTGGAATTACTTAGATAATGTTTGGTCTATTGGTGAACTTGATAGAGGTTGCTGGATAGATCAAGGTGTCTTTGATAATCCAATCGCTTGTGATTCTGGTGGTTTTGTTTATGAACATGATAAAAGAGCTTTATTTAATTCACCAGGATTAGGCACAAGAAAACCTTTTTGTCTTACAGGCCCATTGGAAATAAGTAATGGCGACAAAGTGGCTCAAGTAAATCAAATCTTACCTGACGAAGAAACTACAAGTTTGCCAGCAATAACTTTAAGTTTTACTGGTCGTTTTACACCATTAGGTGCAGATACAGATTTTGGTAGTTTTTCTTTCAACGCTGATGGTTATACCGATGCTAGATTTTCTGCTAGACAAGTGCAGATGAAAATAGAAGGCGATGTTACGCAAGACTTTCAAGTTGGCAAGATTAGATTGGATGTGCAACCTAGAGGTCGTAGATAATGGACTTTGATGCTAAACCGCAATATATTCAAAGAGCAACAAACGTAAAACACTCTTTTGCAGCAACTACACAACAAACTATTTATACTGCACCAAGCGGTGATGATTTTACCTTTGCTGTAATAGAAGGCATATTTGCTTGCGATCATGGCAACCAACAAACCAATTTAGACATATCAGTAACTGATACCAGCTCTAACGAGTTTTTTATATTTAAACAACATAATATAGCTGCACATGGCACAGAAGAATTAGTAGTCAATGCAGGTCTTATTTTAACGCAAGGCGAGATTGTCAAAGCGCAAGTTAATCATGCAAATATAGATTTAGTTATTAGTATTATTGAATATGCAAAGGGTGATTAAAAAAGAAGAATGGGAAGTGCATTGGGATTATTGCAAGCAATTTATTGAGCCTGCATTAAAACATCAAGATGCCTATACAATAGACGATGTAGAAGATAAAATAAGACATGGATTTTTCCATTTGTGGCCAGGTAAGGAATCAGCCTTTATAACTGAGATTGTTACTTATCCACAGCACAAAGTAATGAATTTATTATTTTGTGGCGGTAAGTTTGAAGAAATAGAAGAAATATTAACTTCTATTGAAACTTTTGCTAAAGCCATTGGTATCAAAAGATTATATGGTGGTGGTCGTAAAGGTTGGAAAAGAAAAGCTAAACATCTTGGTTACAAACAAGAATATATGATTAGAAAAGAATTATGAGAAACAACAATGGCTAAAGGCGCAACAACAACAACAGCAGAAGTACCTGATTATCTAAAAGATCTTTATACGGAAGCATCTACTAGAGGATTAGAAGCTTCTAGCATGGGATTTCAACCATACACAGGTGAAATGGTTGCTGGTTTTACACCAGACCAAGCACAAGTTATGGGAGCAACTAGAGGATTATTCGGTCAAGCTATGGCTCTTGATCCTAGAGCTGGAATTAGTAATTTAATTGCGCAAGGCTCACCAAATATTCAAGCAGCTTCCTTATTAGACAATTTCTCTAATTATCAAAGCAATTTAGAAGAAGCTGCAATAGATCCTTTTTTAGCAGATATAGATAGACGAAGGGATATATTAACATCGCAAGCACAAGACAGAGCAATAAGAGCTGGTGCATTTGGTGGTAGTCGTTCTGGAATTATAGAATCAGAAGCTACTAGACCGCTAGACGAAGCAACAGCAAGCACTATTGCTGGTCTAAGATTAAAAGGTTTTCAAGAAGCAGCAAAATTAGCTGATGCAGATGCAGCTCGTAGGCAACAAGTTAATTTGCTACAACCACAATTAGATTTAAAACAAATGGGATTTCAAGCTGATTTGTTAGGAAATCAAATAGGAGATCAATATAGAAGTCTTGGTTTATTATCTGGTATTGGTGGACAACAACAAGTATTAGACCAAGCTAGATTACAAGCACAACGAGCTGAGTTTGAAAGAGAACTTGGCTTCCCTGCTTATCAATTAGGACTTTTACAAGCAGCTTCAGGGCAAATATCTCCTGCGGTTATTGGACAAAGAACGCAAAAAGAAACTGGCTTGGGTGATATTTTAGCTACTGGTGCAGGTTTAGCTGCTGCTGCTTTTACAGGTGGTTTAGCAGGCGGTGGTGGTGGTGGTGCATCTGGTGGTAGTGTTGGCACTTCTTTTGCCACTCCTTCTGGAACTGGCGGTGCTTTTTCAACTTCTCCAACATCTTTTAGTATGTTTTCGGGTATTTAATCATGGCTAGTATATTTGATCCTAATAATCCAACTGCTTTTAACTTGCTTGGCAATCAACAACAGCCTTTTACTATTAATAAAGAAAACTATCAACAACCAAACGCAAACGCAAACATAACCGCAAGCGCAAATGGCATGAACAGAAATCAAAAAATTGGATATATGTTATCTGCTTTAAGCGATGCTTTTGCTGGTAGAGATGTTGCTGGTCGTGCTATGCAAAGGGCGCAAGCTATGAGACAACAAGCAGAAGTTGATAGACAAAGACAAGAAGCGTTAAGAAAACAAGAATTAATTGCTAGTTTGCCAGAAGATATTCAAAGAATATATGGCGTTTATGGGCCAGATGCAGCTTACAAAGCTCAATATGGTACAACAACAGATAATTCAACTCAAATTGAAAGAGATAGACAAAGACTTACAATGCTTGAAAAAATACCAATTGAATTAAGAAGTCCAGAAGATAATCGAACATTAGTAATGTTAGAACAATCAGTTTATGGAGCGCCTAAAATAATTCCTTTTTATGATAGTTCAGGAAAAGTTGCAAAAAGCATTACATCTATAGATTTAGCAAAAGATTCAGGTATTGTTAAAAGATTTGAAAAACAAGGTTTATTTACTGTTGGACAAAAACCTAGCGCACAATTTAAAGGAAAAGAATCTACATTTAATATTATGGGAGATGATTTTTTACAAACAAAAAACCAACTTAATACTTATAATGACTTAGCATCTATCATAGATGAAAACAGAGATGCTTTTACTGTTGCTGGATCAATAGGAAATCTTATTAATAGCGCAAGATATGAAGTACAAAGTGCAGAAAGATTAATTAATTTAAATAACTTTCAAAATAATAATCCTGCTGAATATTCAAAATTAACAGCATCATTGGAAACGGGTGAAACAGATTCAGGAATTAGTTTTAGCGATATATTAGACAAATTATCTCAAAATCGAGCAGTTGCAAAATCTATATTTTTAAAATTAGCTTATGGAACTGCAAAAGAAATAGATCCAAGCGGAAGGCTTTCAGATAATGATGTTAAGATTGCTATGGATATACTTAGCAATCTTGGCCCAAATGTTGATGCTAATTTAGCAGTCCTTGAAAACTTAGCAAAAACTACTACAAGGGAGTATTTAGATAAATACGATCAAAAATTTAAACAATTAAGAGATGAAGAACAAATAAGTATTGCTAGTGGATATAGTGATCTTCCACAATTTTTAGGAGGTCGAACAATACGACAGCCTAATATAACTCCACCGCAATCAAACAATAATCAAAATGATGATGTTCCAAGAATTAGAATTTCTTTATAAAACTTATAATGTCAAAAGTAATATATGAATTTGAACTGCCTAACAAAACAATTTTAGAAATTGAAGGCGAACAAGGCAAGCAAGCAGAAGCAACTGCAAAAGCAAAAGATTATATAAAACAAAACTTTAACCAAACAGCACAGCCAGAAGATTTATCTGCACTTGATGTAGCTAAAGATGTTGGTGTAAGTGCTGCAAGAGGTAAAACAAAAGGAATAGCAGGAACATTAGCATTACCCTCTATGGCAGAACAAGGTATAGATTATCTTATGAGAAAAATTCCTGGAATGAGTACGCCAGCTAATGTTTTAGAAGAATTTAGACAAAAAAATCCACCTATATTGGGTATGCCTGGACTTTTAACTAGAACACCTACATATCAGGACATTATGGGCCTTGTGCCAGAAGGTTTAAGAGAATACGATCCTCAAACAACTGCTGGTGGATATGCTGAAACAATCGCAGAATTTACTGCGCCTGGCGGTATTTTTGCTAGAACGCCAAAAGCCATTGGACAAGTTGTTGCAATAGGAACTGGTGCTGGTGCTGTTCAAGAAACAGCAGAAATTATGAACGCACCTGTTTGGGCGCAAGTTCCAATAACTCTTTCTACAGCTTTAGCTTTAGGATATGCAACTTCTCCAGGCAGAGCAGCAAAAATTGCAAATCAAGCGTTAAAAGGCGTAGATGATGCAGAAATAGCATTGGCCATGCAATTAGAAAAAAAATTAAAAGAGAAAGGAATAAACCTTACAGCTCCAGAATTAATTGATAATAGAATAATTCAAAAATTAGGAGAAACTGTTTATAGCACAGAAAAAGGCGGACAAATTATGTATAACTTCATAAAGAATAGGCCAGAAGAATTAAACAAAACAGCAGATAGACTGTTAGACGAAATTTCTAAAAGACCAGATTCTTTAAGAGGTGCTTTTAAAGATATAAAAACAACAACTAATAAAGCACTTACAGAAGCAACAAAAGATAGAAAATTAAAATCACAAGAAGCAGGTTATAAAATATCAAATGAAGAATTTGTTGATGAATCAAGTATATCCCAGTTAATAAACAGAGTGGATGAAGAAATATTAAACTTACCAAGCGGCTCTCCAACTATTGCTCAACTTAAACGCTTTAAAACTAGACTTACAAAAGAAAAATTAGATGACGATACAATAATTGCAGAAACAAATATTAATAAACTAGATTCTTCCCTTAAAGAGTTTAGACAAAAAATTGATGATTCTTTTGCATCACCCAATTTACCTAAAGAAAGATTTTTAGATAAAGATGCTTCAAGAATATTTAGTTCTGAAGAAGGCGGTTTATTAGATGATCTTAATGATATTTTAAGAACAAATTCATCTTATGCAAACGCTAAAGATACTTTTGCAAGACTAAGTAACGATTTAGTTAAACCAGTAGAAGATAACTTAGAGGTATTGTTAAAAAATAAAATTACTCCTTCTAAAATTAAAGAATTTATATTTAACCCAGAAAAAAACAGCGTGTCTGATATTAAAGCTACATATAAAGTTTTAAATAAAACCAATAAAGAAACTTTTCCATTAATGGCAAGAACTTATATAGAAAATGCAGTAGAAAAAGCATTTGTTATGAAGAAAAAAGGAGAAAGTTTAAAATCTGGTTTTGATTTATATAAAGCCTTATCTGGAACTCCTGCACAAAAAAACAATTTTAATCAAGTTTTAAAAGGAGTTGCCGAAGCACAAGGCGTTAATGAAAATAATTTATTATTAGGTTGGAGAACTTTTAGCGAAGGATTAAAAAGAACAGCTAGACTTGCAAATGTCGATAATCCAAGCGCTCCAATAGATCCTAAATTTATACCCAGAGATATAGCTCAAATAGGATCTTTTATGTGGAGAATTAAATTTGCTGGTAAAGCAGCAGAGTTACTTGAACAAAAAGCAATAAAACAGTTAGCAAACATATTTACGCAAAAAAATTCTGTTGAGTTATTGGTTGAGTTAGGCAAACAAGGTGTTAATTCAAACGATGCTATAAGAAGAATGGCATACATAATATCAATAACAGATCCTCAAAGAGAACTTACAAATCAAGAACAAGAACAATCAATGACAGAATAAAATGTCCAGAGCCACAGAAAGAACAGGTCGTGCAGGCGAGTACGCTGTGGCTAGTTTTCTGAGCTTAGAAAGCGATACAGTTCACGTTCTACCACATGGCAGTCATGCCGACATAATCTTTGAAATAGATGACACTATGTACAAGTGTCAGGTAAAAACTGCTGCTTTGAAAAAGATGTGCCACAAGACACACAAAAGAGTTAATTGGTGCTTTGATATGCGTAGAGGTGCTAATACAAAAATCAGAGATTACAAACAAGGTATGGTCGATCTTTATGCCTTTTACTGTCTGGAATACAACACCATAATATTTAAAATATTTGAGAACAGCAAAAGAACCAAAGTAACTTTTAAAGACTCTCTTATGCAAAACATAAACTCAAAAGACAGTCTTTACGAAGCTATCACACTGTTAAATAATTAACAATCACTAAACTACTTGCTTTATCACTTTACATTGTTTAGTATTCTTTTACTAAAAAGGAGAAACAATGAGAGAACCTAAAGACTTAATCATTTTATTACTGCTTGGCATTATCCTTGCGTTCGTTTGGAACTTAGAGATTTACTTGGTGTAGGAGAAGAAGATGAAACCAACCATTCCAAATAGAACAGGTCAAGCAACAAAACAAGATGTTGTTATGACACCCTATAATACTGCAAAGTGGATAGTTGAACATTTTGAACCAGAAGGCAAAATGTTAGAACCTTGTCGTGGCGATGGTGCTTTCTATACCGCAATGCAACAATATAATTTTGCAACTAAAGGTACATCTGTAGAAGATGATGATGTTGATTGGTGTGAAATATCAGAAGGTAAAAACTTCTTTGATTATAAAGGTAAAGTCGATTGGATAATTACTAATCCACCTTATAGTATATTTGATGATTTTTTAAATAAGGCATTTGAAGTTGCAGACAATGTTGTATTCTTTGTCCCTTTTTCTAAATTATTTAAATCAAAAGGTAATGACCAATCAGTTATGAAATATGGAGATGTAAAAGAAATTGTTAATTTAGGCACTGGTAATAAACATGGGTTTCCCGTTGGTTTTATGGTTGGTGCAATACATTATCAACGAAATTACAAAGGTAATATAAAATTTTCAAGGAGGTATAACTAATCCTCCTCTAAAGGCAGGTCAATAATTTATTTATAAAAAAGGAGAAGAAGATGAAAAAGATAACCTCAGACAAACTTAACCAAAGCATCAAACAAGTAGTCTGGACTAATAGCAAAGGCCAGAAACAAATCAGCTACTATCTTAAATATACTTTCAATGGCAAACGCAGAAACATGAAGATTGGTCATGGCGGTATGCCAATACAAACAGTACGCAAGATTGCAAGTGAACTACAAGCCAAGATGTTGCTAGATACTAGCTTTGATCCTTTGGCTAAGAATGATAAACAGAAACGAACTACTGATGAAGTCTTTGCTAAATATCAACAACAGTTGGAGATGAACAACAGAAAAACTATTCAAGAGTATGTGCGTTTGTACGAAAAAGACATCAAGCCTGGCTTTGGTCATCTACCAATAGATACAATCAGCAGAGGAGATGTTAAGTCTTGGTTTGACGAACTCAGTTTAAGATCTAAATATACTGCCAATCGTTGTCTGACTATTTTAAAGACTGTCTTTGAGATTGCGATTGATTACGAATACTTGGAAACCAATCCAGCTAGTAGAATCAAAAAGCACGCAGAGGTAAAAAGAACCAGGCATTACACACCAGAAGAAAAGCTCAATATCTTTAGAGAATTATTCAGAAGATTAGACGAAGATAACTCTTTGTTGCACTCAGTTAGCTTTATTTTGCTCTTAATATTTACTGGCGCAAGGAAGTCAGAACTAGCTCGTGCTACATGGGATGACTGGCATGGCGATTATATTGAGCTAAAAGAACATAAAACCGATAAAGATGGCAAAACCAGAAAAATTTGGTTGAATTCTCAAAGTCGGAGTGTCATACAGACTCTACAAGGCGAGAAAAAGAAAAAAACGATACTTGGTATCAAAAATCCTAAAAGGCTCTGGAACAGCGTGAAATTAGCTTGTAAAGAATCTTCGCCAAATATAGATAAAATTAGACTGCATGATCTCCGTCATTCCTTTGGAACTGTCGCAAATAGCGCAAGTGTAGATTTTTTACAGACTGGTGAGCTTATGGGCCACCAATCACTTAGTATGATGAAGCGTTATCAACATATTGAGGATAAAACGAGTAAGGAAAACATAGAGAAAATCGGTGATGAGATTCTCAAAGAAATTGATTTACCTACAACTTTTTTTCAATGACAAAAATCTGTTTAGCCTTTTCAAACGAAATATTATGATCGTCAGCCAAAAAAGTAAGTTTCTGTCTGGGGTAGGAGTCTTTATCCTTGATTGCATCCATGACAATTTTTTTCTTGGTTACTGTATCGTAAGAATTCCAGGAACTAATTTGTTTAAGATTGCGACCACAGATACAAGAATCTTTAAGTCCATAAGTTGTAGAGCAAATGCTAATACATGGAGAGTCCTCTAATGAAGTGGACAAACCATCCATCTTTAATTGGTCACGAAAACACATTCTTTGCTCTTTCATATAATTTATGTTTTAATTATATCACTTGGAAGGAAAATTTAACAAATAAGAAAAATTATGAATGACGATAAGAAATTTATTACGGCTAAAGAATTAGCTAATCGTTGGAAAAGAAGCCCACGTACATTAGCCAATCAACGTCTAGCTGGAGTTGGGTGTCCTTACTACAAAATATCTGGCAAGGTTTTGTATGATCTTGAAGATGTAGAGAACATGGAGAAAAGTAACTTTGTTAGCCGTAGCAACTAAAGAATTTGTAAAAGATAGTATGCCTTCTAAGCACGCTAAGTATTCTCCCTCAAGCGCAGAGCGTTGGTTTGCGTGTCCTGGTTCAATAAAACTTTCCGAAGGTGTTGAAAGAGAACCTGTTGGCAGACCTGCGCTCGTTGGTACTTTCATACATAACATGGCAGAAATGCTTATGAAAGGACACTTAGAAGGCATCACGCTAGAAGATTATTGGCTTGGTAAAAGCGAAACTGTTGAAGATGTAAAAATTTATGCCGACCAAGATATGATTGATTGTGCAAAGTTTTATGTGGATTACATAGAAGGCAGAGCTAAAGAATTAAATGCCAAGCCTTTGATTGAAGAACAAGTAAGCATTGAAGAAATAAATCCTGAATGTTGGGGTACAAGTGATGCGATTATCTTTAATAAAGAAGTAATCGAAGTAGTTGATTTAAAGACAGGTAAGTGGCCTGTTAGTCCTGAGAATAATTTACAAATGTCTATTTATGCACTAGGCGCATTAGCTCGTTATGGTAATGAGAATATGAAAGTGATAATGACAATAGTGCAACCGAGATCTAAACAAAGCGTTCGTTCGTGGGAAACTACTGCCGAATACTTGGTGGATTTTGGTTTTTCAGAATTAAAAAATGCTTTAGATGCGTGTGAAGCAGATGAACCGAATTACGTTTTTGGCGAACAATGTAGATTTTGTCCAGCTAAAAGGGTATGTAAAACTTATAAACTAAACGGAGAAATCTATGACTGAAGAAGTACAAAGTCCTACGCTTACGTTAGACGGCAAGGATTATCTTGAAGCTGATTTAAGCAAGGAGCAAATGGAACTTTTAAATACTGTGAAATTTTTAGAACCACAGATTCAAGAGTTGAATAATAAACTGTATGTTCTCAACGATCACAAAGGAAGATTGATTAATGATTTAAAACAATCTTTGGATGGTGGTGTTGAAGAAGCAACAATCATTGAAACAAAGGAGATAAAAAATGAGTCTAGCTAATATTAGAAAGAAAGCTAAACAGAAACCGCCCAGAATAGTTCTTTATGGTGGTGCTGGTATCGGTAAAACTTTTTTTGCAGCGAGTATGAATAAACCAATTTTTGTACTTACCGAAGATGGAATGGGTAAGATTGAAGCCGACCATTTTCCATTAGCAGAAAGTTTTGAAGATGTGCTTAAAAACTTACAGTCGTTGATTGATAACGATAACGATTATAAAACGCTTGTAGTAGATAGTTTGGATTGGTTAGAGCCTTTGATTTGGGATAAGGCTTGCCAAGATAATAATTGGAAATCAATCGAGCAACCTGGTTATGGAAAAGGTTATGTTGAAGTTCTTAAATATTGGCGTGAATACATAAAACTTCTTAATGAATTAAGAGAGAAAGGCTATACGATTATGCAAATAGCACACAATCAGATAAAGCGTTTTGAATCTCCAGAGATAGAAGCCTACGATCGCCATGAATTAAAGTTACACAGAAAAACAGCAGACTTAATTCTTGAACACAGCGATTGCTGTTTCTTTGCAAACTTTAAACTTGGCACAGTCCAAGTCAAAGGTAAAGGTGGCAACATGACGACAAAAGCTGTCGCAGGCGATAGAGTAGTATATACAGTAGAGAAGCCTGCTTACTTGGCTAAAAACAGATATGCACTTCCTGAATCGCTGCCGTTTGATTGGGAAACCGTGCGCGCCGAGATGTTGAAGTAATGGAAGAAGAAGTAATTTATTGTGATGAGTGTGAGTCAGAAGCTATTTATAAAGCTAATGGTTTGTTCTTATGCACAGTTTGTTTAACTAAAAATAATAAAGAGGTAAGAAATGGATCTTGAACAATATGGTGGCTTAGAAGTAAGCCAAGAAGATGAACAAATAGCGCCTGGCAAATATGTCATGCAATATTTAGAAGAAACAGAAATCAGAAATGATAGCGGTTGGATAGGGTGTCGTATGACTTTTCAAATACAAGGCCCTAAACATCAAGGTCGTTTGGTTTCTGGTTTATTTACAGTTGCTAATCCGAATTCGCCAAAGTCGGTAGAGATTGGTAAAACAGAACTGTCAGCACTTGCTAGCAGTTGTGGTCTAACTGAGCTTAAAAATACTGAGCAACTTAAAGGCATTAGGTTCAATGGTGTTGTCAAAATTAATGACAATGGCTATGCAGAACTTGATCCTGCTTATGGAAAAAACTTTAGTAGAGCCGAGCAAGGCGAATCAATTCTTCCAAAAGAAGAAGTAGCTACGCAAAAGCCAGTAGAGGTGAATCCTTTAGACAGCGAAGAAATCCCTTTTTAGATGAAGAAAGGTTCGTTGTGTGGGGAGTGTGGACTCCCTGCACAAGGGTTTCTTTACAAACATAATGATGTTTATTATGGTAGTTGCTCAATGGAGCATTTAGAGAGAATAAAGGAGAGAATTGAAAAAGGAGAAAAATTAGCGAGAAAAACTTATACCAATAGTTTTGGTGTGCAATACGCTCGTAAGCAATCCAAAGAAAAATACTTAGAGATTGCGAAACAGACTGGTAGCTTTGAGCTGCACAAATGGTCTAACGAACAAAGAGATTCTTTTTTCAATACAATAATTTTAAATTACTTGGATTTTGAATCCGAGCTAGGTAACGATAATGGATCTGACGAAATTTTATGAGAATGGCTTAGTCTTAGACAAAGAATTACATTTTGGGAGTGGCAAAGATATTTCTGATGCCATCAACCAAATGAATGACGATGGTTTAGCAGTTAGTTTTATAGATACATCTGGAGAAGTTATTAGATGTATGGTCAAAGCAAGTGCTATTACAAGACCTGATAAAAGTAATGAAAAGTCTGGTTGGTATGTCTATAACGAGAACAAAGGTTATATTACTATTGTTTATGGCAACTGGCGTACAGGCGAGCAAAAGAAATGGTCAAACACCGATGTCAATAAACTTTCTTTACGAGAGCAAAACGAATTAAAAGCCATTGTTCAAGACAACATAGAAAGGCAGAAAAAAGAAAGAAAAATAAGGCAAGACGAAATAGCTAAAGACTGTCAAGCAAGATTTAAAAATGGAATTGACTGCGTTGGTCATAAATACCTCGAAGATAAAAAAATTAAAAATTATGGGTTAAAAACAATAAGAGATTCTCTTGTTGTTCCCTTATATTCTACAACTAATGTCAAGCCTGAGATTAGGTCGCTGCAATACATAGATAAGAAGGGCGAGAAAAGATTTGTTAGTGCAAGTGAAGTCAAAGGTAGTGTTCATATTGTTGGGTTTAGTTGGTCAGAGTGGCAAGACCTAGATCAAGTCTTAGTTGTTGAAGGGATAGCTACAGCATACTCAGTATTTGAAGCAACGAATTTACCAGTCGTTTGCGTATTTTCAGCAAACTTTGGTCTTACAGCTTTGACTAATTTAAGAAAACTAACTAAAGCTAGGTTTATTATTTGCTTTGATAATGACAGCAATCAAGTTGGACAAAAGAAAGCAGAAGAAATTACTTCAGCAATCAATAATACAGTTGTCAGATTGCCTTCCATTGTTGGCGACTTTAACGACTTACACCAAGAGCAAGGTTTAGATGTTGTCAGAAATGAAATCTTAGATCGTGGTTTGCCTTTAAAACAATTTAATATCAAGTTTCTAAAAGGCGAGATACCAAAAAGAGAATGGTTGGTAGAAAATTTTATTGAGCTTGGCAAACCTGGAATCATGGCAAGTATTGGTGGTATAGGTAAATCCATGTTGGCATTGGACTTATGCCTAAAAGTTGCTCATGGTTCTGGCTCTTGGTTAGGCAATCCAATAGTCAATTCTGGTAGTGCAGTTTATCTCAGTAGCGAAGATGATCATCAAGAGTTACATCGCAGAGTCGATTCATTGGATAAAGAAGGCAAAAGGTTTGAAGGTCTAAACGAAGTCTATGCTTTGCCAATACCTAGTATGAAAGAAAGATTGATTGTTTTAGGCGATAACAGTTCACAAGGTTTGCACGTTACTACACAAGGAGATGAATTGATTACTGCCCTAGAAAGCATAGATAATTTAAAGTTGGTGGTGATAGATCCAGTACAAAGTTTCGTAAGTGCCAGTATCAGTAGTTCTAATGAAGCTGGTCAGATGTATGCGAGTTTTTGCGCTAGTATTTCCGCAAGACTAGGCGCTACAGTTTTAAGTATTCATCACATGAGCAAAGCTGGTTTGGTATCTACTGAAGATAACATGACAGCAAGAGCAAGTATTCGTGGCGCAAGTTCACTCGTTGATGCACACAGATTCGCATTAGCGTTGTATTTGAGTTCGGAAGAAGAAGCAGAGCGTTTGTGCTTGCAAAATGGCGTAGAGTTTGATCGTACTAGGGTAGTGAGAGCTAGTATGGTGAAGTCAAATAGCGAGATAGATTATTCGGTCAAGACTTTGTTTAGAAAAGACGTTGTGCTTGAGCCGATAGAAGATATAAAAGGGGGTATAAATTGGGATTAAAAGTTTTAAGTTTATTTGATGGTATGAGTTGTGGCCAGTTGGCTTTGCAAAGACTTGGTATTGAAGTTGATACTTACTATGCAAGTGAAATAGATAAGTATGCAATCCAAGTTACACAAGCAAACTTTCCAGAAACAATTCAAGTTGGCGATGTTTGTGAGTTAAAAGCAGAAGATTATCAAGAAGTAGATTTGATTTTAGCTGGTAGTCCATGTCAAGGATTTAGTTTTGCTGGTAAGCAGTTGGCTTTTGATGATCCACGTTCAGCGTTGTTCTTTGAATTTATTAGATTGTTAAAAGAAATAAAACCTAAGTATTTTCTTTTGGAAAATGTAAAAATGAAGCAACAATTTCAAGATGTTATTACCGAACAAGTATCAGCTTGTTATCCAGACTTTGAAGGTGGCGATTTGTTTGGCAGTCAAATAAAACCTATCTTAATCAATTCAGCTTTACTAAGCGCACAAAATAGACAAAGATTGTATTGGACAAACATACCTAATATCGAACAGCCAGAAGATAAAGGCATAGTGTTGAGAGATATTTTGGAAGATGAAATAAATTCAGAATTTTATTATGGTAAAAAATCAATATCTTACATGGAAAGAGGAAATGATAAATGGCAACAAGCTGGTAAAAGAAGGGCGGATAGATATGAACAGAATGCCGATAAAGAAAAATCATTTACCATCACAGAAAACTGGCACAAAGGTGTGCCTTATAATTATTTTAAAGAAACCAAACCTAAACAAGTGGGTATTGCTACAGACATAAAAGGACACGACATACTTAAAAGAGTTTATTCGCCAGATGGAAAATCGCCAACGCTTAATACAATGGGTGGTGGTAATCGTGAGCCAAAAGTTGTATCTGGTGCCTGGCGAGGTAGATACAAAGAAGATGGTACGACAGAGCAAAAGTTAGAGTTGAATCAAAGTGGTAAGTCTAATAGTTTAACGACTGTGCAAAAAGATAGTGTAGTGGTTAATGACAACCTATCATGGCGTAAGCTCACGCCTTTGGAGTGTGAAAGATTGCAAACAGTTCCAGATAATTACACGAACCATGTATCAAATACGCAAAGATACAAACTTTTAGGGAATGGCATGACTGTTGATGTTATTGCTCACATTTTAAATAATATGAAACTATGAAAAAAGAAGAATACGATCCAAACGATTTATCTATAAAAAATGCTTACGCAACACGCTGGATTTGGTATCACACATTATTAGGTTTATTACTGCTCATGAGCAACATACTATTAATTTCTATTTTAACAATCCTGGCGGTTAAGTTATGAGCTTTATCAGAAGAAGAAAGAAAAAAAATCGCAAGGCGGAGCAAGACTATAACGAAGCATTGTGGAAAGCATATCCAAAGAAAAAAGAGAAAGATGAGCAAGATTAATCCAGAACATTATAAGTTTGGCGGTGTCGAATGTATTGACGCTATCAAAGCCAGTCTTAGTCCAGAACAATTTAAGGGGTATCTCAAGGCCAGTATTATTAAATATCTTTGGCGGTATGAAAAAAAGAACGGTTTAGAAGATTTAGAAAAGGCAGATTGGTTTTTACGCAAGTTAAGATACGAGGTAGATAATGTCGAAAGGAAGTGATGTAAGACCTTTTAACAAGAAGAAATTTGACGAAGAATTTGAGAGAATCTTTAAGAAAAAGAAGGAGAAAAAACGTGCGAATAAACCGCAAACTTAGTTACTTAATTAATATTTTTAACATACTTGGCGGATAATATGGGTTATCGACCTAAGAAACCCATGTTATCCGCGAAGGATAATACGTGTTATCCCATATCCATACATGTTTACATGTTTAAGAGAGGAATCGCTAAGGCGATTCCCTCTTTTTGAGAGTAAGAATGAATAAAGATTTTTGGTGGGTAAATTCGAGCGTGGAGAGTAGCGATAGCGAGAGTGCGGAGATTAGTTTTGCGTTAGCTTTGAAGTATCGAGATGTGAGCAAGTTTAAGCGTGTCGTGTGGTATTGGTATCGTGAGAACGTAGCGAGGAAAGATCTGAATAGTTCGAGTAAGCTCGTGCTTTGGGCAATTTGTGAGCGGATGCGTTATGAGAGTATGAGTATGCGTGATGCTTATGCGTACGTGGGGAAGATGTTAGGGTTATCGCGCGTGAGCGTGAGCAAAAGCGTTTATGCGTTGGTGGATAAAGATATTATTTGGATTGTTGAGGAAGGGCAAGAGCGTAAGGGGATGAAACGCTTACCGCAACATTCTCGTAAGCGTAAGCATATTTTGTTGGTGGGTTTGGGGAAGTTACTTAGCGACCACTTAGTTTGAGGTGTTTCTTTCTGATTCTGCGCTTGTGCTTGTTGAGCGTAGAAGATTTAATTCTATTCTTTCTGGATTGCGAAGTTTTCTTTTTTACTGGTATTGGGCGTGGGGTTTGAGTTTTCGATCTTTGCATTGGTTTAGTGGAAGGAAGGTTTCAAGGGGAGAATTATCATTATGAAAAAGAAACCTTCCTTCGCTAATTAATTAACTGCGATACATTTTATCAAGTTCTATGGTTTTTGATACCCAAATTTTCTTGAATTCTAAAGACTTAGCTTGTCGTATAGCAGTCTTTAAGTTCGCACGTCTTTTAAAATATAGTTCTTTATTCATGGTTACTCTCCTTAAATTAATTCTTTGTTGCAGTTATACTCGCCCTCGTTCATGCTTTCCGCCCAAGTCCATTTATTATCTATTCTATAAAGAATATCTTTAAAACATGACTCGCCATGAACTACCAATGCTATATCTCCAGACCAACTAGGTGAATCTGGATTATAACTTTTTAAGATTGCTACATTGTTTAAGTGATTTTCTGTTATTTCAAAACCGCCATAATGATCATTCAATGCTTTTGCTATTTGTTGATAATCTTTTTGTGTTGGATTACTCATAATTACTCTCCTTTTGAAAAAAATATATTGTTGGCATAGTCGATGGCTTGTTTTTCGGTTAGTCCTTTTTTCAAACCTCGCTCGACCAAATACTCTAAGTGTGCTTGTACTAAATAATTTCTACTCATTGTTCTCTTTTTGGTTAAAGTTTGGGTTGAGTCTGATTTCTCTGTCGAATTCGTTTTCCTCAACTGGGTTGAAGTTCTCCAATAACGCTTTGCAATAAGCGACCTCGTTCTGTAGCTTCATAGCGGTTTTTATCTTCATAATGCGGTGTAAATGAAACTCTTGGTTTAATTCGTTGTTTAAATCGTATATGCGATGTTCTAATTGATCTTTGGAAAGACTGTCTAAGTAATCTTTGTTCATGGTTATTTCTCCTCTAATAATTTATTCCTTTTCTCAATAAAATCATCATCTTCAATATTCCAAGTAAGCCAACCGCCGAAATAATACATAGTCTTGCCATTTATTATCTCTGGCTTAATTTCAGATAATTCTTCAAGAAATTCCTTTCCATAATCATCGTCAATGTTCATTTCTGGTTTGGTGTAATCAATTTTCATGTTTTCCATAAACTTATTAAATTCAGATTCCTCAAGATAAGGCATCGCCCAACCATTCCAACCATTACTACTTGCATCTATCCAACAATCATAAATTAAATTTGGATTTTCATTATTTTCATAGTAATCGTCAAAACATACTTTTGACTTAAATAGCATATTATTTTCTTTCATAATTATTTCTCCTCTAAAAGTCCGTAATATTTAAAATTATTAATTGCTACGTTATATCCAACAACAAAGCCAAACATTTCCTCTTTAGAATTAAATCTTTTTAAGTCATGTCCGTAGTAATGTCCTAAAGTTATGGAATACTTATTAAAAAATAGACCTTCTTCTTTTACTGCCTTTGATGTTGCATAACAATCAAAGCCAAACTCTTCCAAGTTTTTTTCAAATTGTGCGCATTGAAAAGCATAGTAATATTTATTATCTCCTCTTAATGGAAAAGTAATATGTCTTTTTGCTTGTTTAAATTCTAGTTCTCTTTCTTTGTGAAAGAGTTCCATCTTTTGTTCTAATGTTTCCATTGATAATTCTCCTTTAATTAGTTAATCAATTCGTTTACTTTAGACTAATCAATATCATTGTCAAGCATTAAATAACATTTTTCTACACTTTATATGTAAGTAATAAATAAGCTATTTAGTGAATAAATGACATAAAAAGATTAAAATATCTTATGGAAGCAAAGAAAAAACCAGGAAGAAAGGCGATTAATTTAGACCATAACGAAATAGAGCGTTTAGCTGGAATGGGCCTTAATGAGCGTCAAATATGCGCTAGTTTAGGGATTAATCCTTCAACGCTTACCAGAAAGAAACATATTAAAAGCATAAAGAACGCACTAGAAAAAGGGAGAGCGAAAGCAATAGCGCAAGTAAGTTCTAAATTATTCGATAATGCTATAGAGGGCAAAGAAACATCTATCATTTGGTTTTTAAAGAACCGCGACCCGGATAACTGGAAAGACAGAAACATTTTAGAAACCAATCACACGATAAATTTAAGTCATGTGATCAATTCCGCAAAAGAACGAATCCCAAATACAACTCAAACAATAAAACGCCTTGACGATTCAATAAACAAAGGCAAGGGAATTTTCTTAGATAACAAAGGCACAGAGAATAATGGTTCTGGCTCTCTCTCTCCTTCCAAAAAAAAGACAGAATCATAGAGCGATGAAGTTATCTTTTCTCCGCTTCATCGCTCGACCAAATAAACCTTTAAACAATAGTAAGCACTTACTTACCAAAAGAATAGTAAGTACTTACTATCGCTACAGCCCCCATTTAAAGCCAGGCGGCGTGGCACTGTCCATGTAACTAATGAACTAATTTTTTTTTAATTTTATGAAATACGGTGTAGAAGCAGAAAAAGAACTAATGACTGAGCTTTGGTCAATGAATATCAAAGATGATCCATTAAACTTTGTGAAATTTGTCTTTGAGTGGGGCAAGGAAGGCACCCCCCTCGAAAACTTTACTGGCCCTCGTAAGTGGCAAGAAAAAATTTTGCGAGATATTGGAATACACATACAAAGAAATCAAAGCGTAGATTTACCAGAAATGTTCCGTCTGGCTGTAGCTAGTGGTCGTGGTATTGGAAAATCCGCTTTGGTATCTTGGTTAATACTCTGGATGCTTTCGACACGCTTAGGCTCAACTATAATCGTTACAGCAAACACCGAACAGCAATTACGCTCAAGAACATGGGCAGAATTAGGTAAATGGATGACTTTATCTATAAATTCACATTGGTTTAATAAAACCGCTACGACTATCAGACCTGCACCATGGTTTGAAGAAGCCTTAATTCGTGATTTAAAGATTGATACTGGCTATTACTACGCACAAGCACAGCTTTGGAGCGAAGAAAACCCAGATGCGTTCGCTGGAATTCACTCAAGTTACGGAGTTTGTCTAATTATGGATGAAGCATCAGGTATTCCAGCACCGATTTACAGCGTTTCTGAGGGGTTTTTCTCCGAACCGACAGCAGATAGGTATTGGTTCACGTTTTCTAACCCCAGAAGGAATACTGGGCCTTTTTACGACTCTTTTCATGGCAAACGCTCGTACTGGAAACAAGAACAAATAGATTCACGCTCGGTTGAGGGTACGGATAAAGAACTCTTTCAACAAATGCTCGAACAATATGGCGAAGATTCAACAGTCGCACGAGTGGAAGTACTGGGCGAATTCCCTCGTGCTGACGATGACACAGTAATTCCTATGGAGTTAATCAAAGCAGCCATAGATCGTGATGTGGCACTCTCAGCAAGCGCACCGATTATCTGGGGATTAGACGTTGCTCGTTATGGTGGTGATAATTCTGCCCTCTGCGTACGTCAAGGCAATACTGTTTTAGAAATGAAATCTTTTCAGTCTATGGACTTGATGCAATTATGCGGTGCGGTAAAAAATAAATTTGATGATTGCACCGCTTTAGAACGCCCACAAGAAATTTTAATTGATGTGATCGGTTTAGGTTCTGGGGTAGTTGATAGATTAGCCGAACAGAACTTACCTGTGCGTGGGATCAATGTTGCCGAAGCTCCAGCTACGAAAAAAAATTATTTAAATCTGCGTGCTGAGTTATGGTTTGGGATAAAAGATTGGTTGGCGCAGCGTGATTGCAGACTTCCTAATGATGATGAGCTTGTTTCTGAATTAGCTGCGCCTATCTACAAATATACCTCATCTGGAAAAATAAAACTCGAAAGTAAAGAAGAAATGCGTAAGCGTGGCATTAAATCACCAGACAAAGCCGATGCGCTCTCACTAACAATGGCAAGTTCGGCTGCTTCCTTTAGTGGCAGTATGTCGTTTATGGGGTATAATTTTAGGCAACCTTTAAAATCTAAAATTATACGCATAGGTTAATCAATGGAAACAGACAAAGCTAAAGAAGAAAATCAAGACGAAGTAATCGACACGCAAGAATTACAGAGCATCTTAAAATCCGAAATGGATGATGCCAAAGACTACATCGACCAAATCGGTGAGTCACGAGCAGAAGCCACAGAATATTATTTAGGCAACGAACCAGAAGCAAATAGCTCCCTACAGTCGGAGTTTATTTCTACTGATGTTCGAGATTCTATTTTATTTATGTTGCCGTCAATCATGCGTACGTTTTTTGGTACAAAGAAAGTCGTTGAGTTTGTCCCACGTAATGTTGAGGACATACCTTTTGCCGAACAACAAACCAGTTATGTAAATTACATTATTCAAGAAAAGAATCCTGGTTTTAAAGTTCTCTACGATGCGTTCAAAGATGCACTCGTGAGAAAGTCTGGCTTTGTCAAAGCGTTTTGGGATGACAGCATTTCTGCTGCTACCCACGAATATACTAATTTAACACCAGAAGCGTACATGGCTTTGGTTATGGATGCCGATGTCGAAATCGTCAAAGAGAAAGTTGAAATGCAAACCATGACAATGCTTGATCCTACGACTGGCGAAGAAGTTACGCAAGAAACCCCTGCTAGTTACGATATTACGATTAGACGAGTCAAGAAAAAAAATCAAGTTTGCATTGAATCTGTACCCCCTGAAGAAGTTTTGATTTCTCGTAATGCGAGAAATATTTATGAAGCACCTTACGTTGCTCATCGCATGGTAAAAACTGTAAGTGACTTAGTGGCTATGGGGTACGACCGAGAAGAAATGGAACAATACGCAGGTTCAGGCTCGGCTTTAGATGCTGATATTTATGACGAACTCGAAGCTCGTAATCCTTATGACGATAATGTTTATAATGATCGTGGTGGGTATGGCAACAAGAATGTTTTATACGTAGAACATTATTTATTTTACGACTTAGATGGCGATGGTATAGACGAAAGAATTAGAGTTT